CTATACTAACATGTTTCGGCATGATTTTACATTCAGTCCTTATGACTCCTTTATCCTCAGGGATGGGCAATGGGGCTTCAACCACGAAGTAATCATCTATTGTAATGACGATTTTTTCACGGACTGTACCGCTGCCTTGCTTAATGAGTGTGAGTGTAATGGGTGCGAGATAATCACGTTCCTTAGCGAAGCGTAGTTCATCCCATAATAGGGCATCATTGATGATGACCTCCATAGACAATTCGTATTCAGTCTTACCTTCTATAGACATTACAGGCATACGTGTCCCAGCAAATGGAACTTGGTCTGTGGTGGAGTTCATAGCAATATCTGCGCCACGAACAGTGTGATGTAATACCGTGTTGTTCTTACCTGTTAGATTGAACTTAGTCACTCGCGCCATTGTCTGACCAAATGCAGTGATTATACCATTGTAGAACAAGTATGGTTTCTGTGTGTATGGTGCAATGCCTGCTACCTTACGATTAGCAGTACTGTCAGCCGTGTTCTCAAACATTCGGTGTGCAGTATATCTATCACCTGGGTTTGAGCCTTCTTTACGACCTGTATCGGTATAAACCAGTGTTGAATCAAACCCTATATTGAGTTTGACCTCTGCATCTGCATCGGCTGTGATACCCCATTCCTTGACTTTACAGCCTCGGAATATACGGGTCAGTGTGTTAGCATCAGTGGCTGTTCCTACATCACCAACTGTTAAACCTGTTTCTTGAGAGTGTGCGCCAATATTGCGTGTTCGGATAGATGTTTCTATGCAGAATGATGGTGTATGCCAGTTGCTATATAGCAAACGAGTAGTTGGGTTGGTAATCTCCAACGTGTCTTTATCTACATCAGGACCATTAGTGCTACCAACAGCAAATCTCACAACTTGTAAAGGTTCACCACTCGCATGAGAAAAGCACAATGGGTCATCAAGCCATATTGTTTTGATTACCCCATCACTCATTGCGACAACACGACGAATCTCAGTCTTTTCATGCCATTTGTATGGACCTGCACCATCAGGGAATGTGTTAGCCGCTGTAGGTGAACTCACTGTCCCTGCTGTAGTAAAATCAACGGGTAGTTCAGCGTGTGCAGTATTATCTTCAAGGGCAATATAATCACCAATAGCAAAACTAGTCAATGCAGTCACATCTATATGTGAATCACCTGCAGTAGATGCCGCTGCTGTGGTTGTATTTACTACATCATAAGTATTCATTGTGTCTTTCACAGATTCAGCACCGAGTGCATAATACAACCAACGAGGATTGTTCATCATTATTTCAAGAGAACCACCTTCATTGGTCTGTTTTCCTGGAACTTGAACTACAACATCACGACCAATACCGACTACATGACTACGTTTCAATTCAGTCTTGGTGTCAGGTAGGGTGATTGTGGCCGCTAGACCTACAAATTGGTCAGCGAGGATTGTCTCATTGCTTTGGTTAGCAGCAGTATGATGCGCCATACCCACATCAATCGTGGGTGTGCCTAATGTGTGAATGTATAATGAATCACCAGTGAGAGATGCAGCACCTGTAGATTTCAATTGAGGTGAGACTGTGATGACGGTTGCACCTGTAGCATTTGAGTTTGCAACAATCGTGAAAATCTGTCCTGTGGTTGTATAATCGTCATCAGCATGGGCACCAGATGCATGAAATGTTAGGGTTGAACCGACCAATAATCCCTCAGGGTATCGGAGTTTGGCACTTAGAACTGGGCTGTTAGCAATACCACCAAGGAATGTTAAACTGGAATTATTGCCTGATGCAGCACTAGTCCATGTAAAGGTCTGTGGAGACCCAGATGCGTGCCCTGCTAAGTTGGCACTTCTAAGCAACAATCCCGACTCATGGCCGAAAGTCACCTCTGCTAAATCACCCTTATACACTGTTGACGGCATGACGCTCACCTAGTCCGATGACTTCTCAGTTAATCATAGTTGCGTCACGAGATGAGTTCAGCGAAAGTCACTATTTCCACCTGAAAAGTATATCTCCATAACTTCTTAGTTCTATCTGATAAATCAGTACGAGTCTTATAGATGAGTCTATCGAAGTTCACACCATCTCCTTTACGGTTCACATGAATCACCCGACGTACCTCGTTTTCCATCTTGCGTAGTTGCTCACGACTCATGGTGGTACGAATATCAATAGTGACGTTGATACGAGTATTTACGAAGTCATACAGCAGTTCAGGCTGTTCCTCGTTGTGTGCAGTTTCATAGAATAACACAGCATCTTGCCGAGTCAAATCTAAACGCTTACCTCTTCCTGGGTCTATGGTTGTAATGTCGTCAATCACCGGCTTCCGCTGGGTTGTGTTAGCGCGATTCCATCCTGCATCAAACAATGTCTTCAATAAAGGGATGCTCTCTAACCATGTTGCCGCCATATTATCACTTCAAAGATATCCCACGTAGTTTATTTAACAGTTCTTGTCCACCTAGTCCTGCACTAGCATTGAGTTGCTTAACACGTTGTTTAATGGCTTTCACCACGTCTTTTGATGCAGGTTCGCCTGTTTTAAAATCCATGATTTGACCATTATCATACACATATTGTACATCATCTTTATCATAATCAGTCTGAGCCGCACATTCTTGGATATAGAACTGTTCCATCTGCTGTGGGTCCATCAATGAACCATCAGCGCGTTTCTTTTCAATCTCCTTAATCAGGTTATCAACCGCTCCTTGCAACGCCATATCATACACCATCAGGGAATAATTCGGGTAGTTGCTGTTGACCACCTGCTGGTGCTGGTGCTGGTGCTGGTTGTGCTGCTGCTGCTCCTGGTAATGGAATACTTGCATTGTCTGCTGGTTCTGCATCAGGGTCAGCCATCAATTGACCCGCTACTCCAGCCAACAATGCATCCCCTTGTGCTGGTACATTTTGTCCTTCTAGCCATTGGTTATACTCATCCGTCTGTTTTTGTTTTTCCTGCTGCTCGTAGTGTCCTTGAATAAGTGGGTTGTTTTGTTCCATCTGCCACTGTTTTTCTGCCGCCTCATTTGAGTCCTTAAGTTCATTGACTCGCTCTCGGTTCTCACGCCCTGCCTGAAATGCTGTCTTTTGACCACCAAATATCTGACCTGCATCACTCACCCCTTGTTTGAATCTGTTCCAAAGACTTGGTTTTACAGGCTCAGGCTTAGGTGGTCCGAAAGCACCTGGTAGTTGCCCTGTCTGTGCAAACCGTGATTCGGCATATGGGTTAGGTGGTTTTTGTGCATCCTCTTTGAGAATCACCCACGCTTGGTTAAAAGGGCTCATTGTAATCTTCCTTCTCCCAATACGCTTTAACATCTTTTGGGACTTTGCCTTGACCTTTACACATAGGACATTCTTCAAACTCATAATATCCATCGGAATCTGGAGAGTCAACAGTCGGTAGTTCTCCATCACCAAGACAAGTAGGACACCTTCTCATCTCATCTGGAATGTCTTTGAGAATCACCCACGCTTGGTCAATCGGACTAGTCAATCATATCCCTCCATGTCTTTGAGATATTTCATCAGCAAAACCCAATAATGGATGTTTTGCATCTTCAACTACAAAATGGCAATACCAACGAACCATTTTCAACAATGCTGCGAGGTCTTGTTCAGCAGAATTATCATCTTGGAATGATGATGCAGCCGTGTTGAACTCATCATCCATGAAATCCTCATCCTCTTTGAGAATCACCCACGCTTGGTCAATCAGACTAGTCAAGAGTCATCACCTCCACATATCGTGGCAAGGTCTCAGCCACCTGCTGTTTGAATAGTTGATATTTGGAACCTAGGTCAATGTTGGTCGTTCCTTCAGGTATCAGAACTGAACGGTCATCACCAGTGATGAGGTCCATCGCTACCAACTTGGTTATGATGTCCTCAATGGCTTTTTCAACGTACCGCTCACCATACACATAAGTCGCTTTAACCGCATTCCATTCAAAGAATGGGTATGAGTTGTTGAAGTATATGATACCCATTTCAGGGTCAAACCACCAATCTTTCAGGCGACCTTCATCGCCTTCTGACCCTGAACCTTGGTAGTCAATCTGCATATTATGCTGAATGATAGCAGTTCCAGCCACATTCAATGTGGTTAAAGGTGTTCCACTGACATTCAGACACCCTGTAAATGAGGTAGCGGTTTTACCCGTATAGGATAACACCTCCACAGATGTTCCAGTACCTACCATAATAAGACCATAATTCACAAAATCTGCCGCATTTACAACATTAACTACTGCCCCCGCTACACTTGTTGATGTTGTGTTTGAAGTACCAGTTTGACTAACTTCAATATTAGTCAAATCAGTGACTGCAATAGTAGACACTTGACCACCTTGCGCCCTGTGCATGCTTGAAATCTTGATTCTGGCATTCCCATAATCAGCATTTGCTGATGCTAAGAACTGTTGATGCACATGGGCTACAGTTAAACCAGTGCTGGAATATGAATCTTCTAATGAATATGATGGGACAGCAACAGTCACTCCCTTGTTGCGCCGACCATCTTTGTTGATGAGGTCGGCTATCTGTTGAGCAGTCGTGCCTGTATCAAATGAGTTATCCCATTCTGCAGGACCACTCCCTGCATTGAGAGTGAAGATACCTCCACCCCCTGCACATAGATATATAGAATCACCAGCCAATGCTGTATTATTCATTATCTTCAATCGTACTTCAGCCGAAGCCAATTCCCTGTACTCACTACCCTGCCAGACCTCTAACCGTAATATCTGTTGCACATTACGGAATAGAAGTGGGGTTGTTCCGACATAATCTGTATAGTATCTGCGACGATATGGCTTGTATGTATCAAATGTCTTGTATTCAGCCACTTGTAGCATAGGTCGCCATGAGTTGTTGCAGATGTTATCAATGCGGTCTTGATGGCGTTTGATGAGTTCTTCTACATGAGAACGAGAAACACCACGCATTTTGCCGTTTGTGAATATGGCTGTATTACGTACTGTAGCATTAGTGGCTGTAGTATGGGTATATGCTAATCCACCTGTGAATGCCAATCGTGCATTACCACCAACCAAAGTGATGGTTGTAATTGTTCGTGATTCTAAAATGGTCGCATCGCTTTCAATCTCAATTATATCCCCTACTTCAAACCCTGTTGCACGATAATCAATAGGAGAAACATCAATAGATGTATCTGTTGCTGATGCGGTTGATGCTAAATCCACTGGTTCTGCAGGTGGTATCTGCAACAGGTCGCCAACCTTCTGTGCAGTTGTATAGATGATACCATCAGGGTCAATAGGTTGTGGGGCACGTTCCCCTGGTTGGAATACTACCATTATCTATCCTCCCCTTCATCAACCTTCTTTGATAATTTTCCATGCCTTATCTATAGGCATCATTGAAGGGTTCACATCTTCATCAAATATCTCACGATGGTATGAGCATATATTAGACCCAGGTGGACATTCTGCATTACATCCTGGGACTTCGCATAGTTCAGGCATTATTGCTTCGCCTCCACTGTGCCTAGATTGAAGTCCATTTCAAGACCACATGCACCACACTTGGCTAACCAGCACATGTGTAGCATACCACAATGACGGCATCGTGTGCCTGTGCCAATGTTTAACACATCAGCAACCTGTCGGTTGCGGGTATTTTGTTTCTTGATTGCGTGATTCTCCCACTGAATAGTATCTTCAGCGGGTACGACATTCACATTAAACGATTCGGCTTTTGTCCAACCTTGTTTATTCATGCGTTGAATATCGCTTAAAGACAGACTATCGGACACACATAATCACCATCATGGGGCAGCAAGGTCAAAATAAGTGAATAGGAGTTGACCGCGACCATCTTCAGTAATTTCTAAGCCTCCTGTAGGAGTACCAACGATTGTTAATCCTGTATTCTTAGCCTTCGCTAATGATAATGCACCTGCATTAACTGTGTATAGTTCAGCGTTATCTGCAAGCGCAAATGCTGTTGTAGATGTTTGGCACCTTACACTAGTAGCACCTACAGCAGTACATGTTCCTAAGAATTGTATAGGGTTAGATGGTTTGGATGTGTTCACAGCCCATACTTCTTGATTGACAAAAAATATATCTCTTGCATCTCCTGCTGTAGCATACACATCATCTACAGTCATTGCTGCTCCTGTGGCTGCTGGATAACCTGCGCCATTATTGATTTTCACACCCGATGGGTATGGTCCTCCGACTGGGATTTTAATTGTACAAACAGTGCCCATGAGGCTTCACCCCATCAGCGCCTACCCAGTGCCCACCATGTACCGTCTTGGCCGTTCTTATTTTGAACAACCACTGCAGGTCCTGTGGTGTTAATCAATGCGAATACACCATCAACTCCAGCACCTGTGCCTGCGGTTCCACTGCCTGCGTTAGCACCGCATCCAATAATTGTACTCATCATGTCTGCTAGTGTAATTGACCCACCAGCATCTCCTGCACCATTCGTAAATGTGCCTGAGACCAATAGTAAATCACCTAGAACGTGGTTTCTTATTTCTTTTGTAAATGCAAACGCCATTCATAATCACTCCTGTGTATCCTCTCCGAGGTCATCCCCGCTATTATTCTCTTCGGTGGATTCTTCCTCTTCTTCAACAGTTTCTTCAACTATAGGGTTCAGATATTCATCAACACGATTCAATAATTGTGCTTTGGTTAGACCTGCACGAGTTCGTATATCGTTGCTTTTTAACCAACCAATGATGTTGTTGCGTGTCCATTCAATATCAGGGGGGGTAGTGTCAGCATCTATTTCTGACCCTTCATCGTCTAATATTCGTAGGTTGCCCAACGAATTACTAAACGTATCAAGGGTTTCATGTGATACTTCCTGTGCTTGCCCACGAATGAGCATTCCCCAACCAACGCGTAATGTAGGCCAAGGCCCATCATATACTACTGAGGGCATATCTAATCACCCTCAAGCACATATCATCCATATCGGAATTGTAGCGAGAGTAACGTCGCTGATTCCGCCAGGGAATGTTAGAGTTAAGGTGTTATTGACTCCAGTAGTTCCTGTATCACTGAGTGTTCCTACAACCCCACTACCAAGACCGGTAGTGACGTGGTCTGCTGTTCCAGGGCTACCGAGCATGAACGTGATAATCTGTGTTGCTTCGCCGCCTACTTGTAGGGTGATTGCTGCCGCTTTGTAGTTGAGGGCAATACCTGTTCCACAAAGTAGTTTCATTCCTGATACATTGATTCTATCAACATTGCTTGGTTGAAATGCTGTCAACGCACCTGGATAGTCAGCACCTTGCCAAAGTTCGCCATCTACAGGCGACCCTGCGTATAGGTCAAGTTCTAAGTGTGATGTGAACGTATTCAATCCTGCGCCTCTTGTTATTGTTATTGCCATAATTATTCCTCCTTATTTATCTCCATCTCAACCTCAATTCAGGTCCCGAATGCTCCCCTGTGCGCCAAAGAATGACACCACTAGTTCTCCCATTGTTCGGTAAAGTCCTTCCTGACCAAGGCGATTGATGGCGAATGGGTCACCAGATTCAATTCCACTTTCAAAGTATTGGGTTGGAATTGCTGTTTGGAACCACAAGTAATCTGTATCAAGATAGTAGATACGACTGAGGGTGCCTGCACCGTCAGTAGCAGCGTCTTTGGATGGGATGATTGGAACACCGTTGTAGGTGGCCACAATGAATCCTGCCTCAATACCTGGGACACCCTTTACGCCATTGAATGACGGGGTGACTCTCTTGGTTTCCATGAACCTCTGTTGTGTCTGCAATAGTTGCTGAACACGCATGAGTGTATCATATCCTGTAAAGATAACCTTTGGATTACCACCACGAGTCCATACTTGTTGGAATATCTGGTCAAGG